ATGAAGGTAATCGGTTACGCCCGCCTGTCCCGCGCCTCGCGCGAGGAATCTACGTCCATCGCCCGCCAGCGCGAGATCATCCAGAAGATCGCAGCCGCCCGCGACTGGGAGCTGATCGACATTGTCGAGGACAACAACGTCTCAGCGACGAAGGCCCGCCTCGACCGGCCCGGGCTCGACGAGGTCCGCAAGCGGATTCGTAGCGGCGAGGCCGAGGCCGTCGTCGTGTGGCGACTCGACCGGCTCGTGCGCTCCGTCGTCGACGTCGGGCTCCTACTGGACGAGGGGCTCAACATCGTCTCAGCGACCGAGAACCTCGATACGACGTCGGTCATGGGGCGGGCGATGGTCGAGATTCTCCAAGTGTTCGCGAGCATGGAGGCCAAGACGATCGGCATTCGCGTGTCCGCGTCTCAGGAATACCTCCGCAAGGTCGGCCGGTGGGCGGGCGGCGTGCTCCCCTACGGTTACCGCCCTATCCCGCACCCGGACGGCGTAGGTAAGGCCCTAGAGCCCGACCCCGTCGAGGCCGCCGTCGTGCGCCGCATGGCCGACGCCGTCCTCGGCGGTACGCCAGTGTACGCGGTAGCCGTGGACCTCAACCGCGAGGGCATCCAGCCTCGCAGAGCCGCCCAGTGGGACCCGGGCGTCATCCGCCGACTCCTCCGATCCGACTACGTCCTCGGCCGCGTCCGCTCGCGCGGCGAGCTTCTCCGGGACGACAACGGCGTGCCCGTAGTCCAGTGGGAGCCGTTGCTCTCTGTCGAGGAGGTCGAGCGGCTCCGCGCGATCACTGATTACACCACCACGCCCGGCCGCTCCGAGGCGACCGCAGCGGGACGCCGCAACCGCGCGAGCCGCCTTCTCTCCGGGCTCCTCACCTGCCCCTCGTGCGGTGGCAACCTGATCGCGAAGAACCGCACGAATACGACCGGGCAGGATATCTACTCTTGCCAGGCGCGAGCCCGCGGCCGGGTCTGCGAGCGCGGCGTCGCCGTCGAGTGCGAGCGGGTAGAGGCCGAGGTCGAGCGGCGCTTCCTCGGCGCTGTCGGCCGCATGGAGGTCGTCGAGCAGCGCGTCTCTGTTCGGGAGGTCGCGGGCCTCGCCTCGGTCGAGGAGGCGATCCGGGACACGACCGACGAGCTTCGCGCGCCCGAGGCCGACGTCGTCGCGCTCGTGGAGCGTCTCTCGCGCCTTCGTGCAGAGCGCGACCGCCTCGCCGCCGCCCCCGCCACACCGACAACCGAGCTAGTCGAGACCGGAGAGACGTTCCGCGAGCTGTGGGATCGGCTCGACTACGCCGGTCGGCGGGGGCTCCTTATCTCCTCCGGTGTCGAGATCGCCATTGCACCCGCCGCCCAGCGCGGGAAGTGGGACCCGGAGCGGGTTTCGGTCCGTTTCGCCGCGTAGGCGCCGGGCCGGGAGGCCGTGTAAACGGCCCGAAGCGACGTCATCCGACGGTTTTCGAGTGACGTAGTGACGAAAGATACGTCACTTTGCATCCGGGTAGTAGTTCTTCTTCTCCTACTACCCGGATAGAGAGTGACGTAACTTCCGTCACTACGTCACTCGTCTATTTTTTGAGCAATTAGCCGGGCACGGCCCCCTTCTCCTTCGACCCAGTCCCACGGACCTACCGAAGGAGCTATTTGGCACTCACCCCTGACCAGTTCCGGCTCGAAGCGATCGACCAGCTAATCCAGGCTCGCTCGTACCCGCTGGCATCCGAAGCCCGCCGCGCGCACCTCTCCGAGGCCCAGGTCCTTGCGACCCTCGCCCTCTTCCCAGCTCCACGCGCAGCGCGTCCCCGCTCAACTACAACCCAGAAGGACCAAGCATGAACGCACTCGAACGCGCCGCCCAGACGGGCGCGACCGTCACCGTCACCCGCTCCACGGACGGAAAGACCTTCACCGGCACGGTCAAGGCCCACCCCACCGACCCCGACTACTTCTCAGTCCAGACCGGCCGCCGCGGTCGCCCCGCCGTCGTCCACCTCGACGACGTCGAAGAGGTGTTCTTCGAATGAACGAGGAGACCCAAGACAACCAAGTCATGCTCGACACCCCGGACCTCAAGATCACGCGGAACTATCCGAGCCCGGAGGCCCGCCACGAGGACCGCGCCGTGTTCGTCCGTGCAACGAGAAGCGACCGCCGCTACTCCATCGGGGATCACTTCGTCCTCCTGTTCTCGCCTGACGAGGCGCGCGCGGCAGCTCGCGCACTCGTGGAGGCGGCCGACTCGCACGACGCCGCCGTAGCCGAGGCCGAGGCCAAAGCCGCAGCCGTAGCCGAGGCCGCCCGCCAGCGGTCGTTCGCCGACGCCACCGCGCACCTCCGCCCGGGAGCCGTGATCTTCTGGCCCCTCGCAGAGGTCCACTGGACGAAGAACAGCCGCGGCGGCTGGAACTACTACAACGGCGACCCCGTCCCCGAGGACTACCCCGGCGACTACACAGCCAAAGACTTCGAAGCGCTGTGCGTCGTCCTCTTCGAGGGCGTCCCGGCGTGACCCCTCCGTGCTCGTGCCAAGTGTGCGAGTGCGCCCGAGCTAGCGCCAGCGGCCAGGCTCGACGAGCGTCCCTCACGGACTCCGTCGGCGCCCTGGCCGCGGCTCTGGCGCCCATCCGCGCATCCGCGCTCGCCGCCCTCGGTGCCCTACTCGCTCGCCTCGCCGATTGGTGGCGCGAGGAGTGGCGCACCCCTGACCTCACCCTCAACAAACCCACACCGAAAGGACCCCGCCCATGACCACGCGCTACCTCTCCGAGGACAACACCGAGCGCTACCGCCTCGGCGTCGACGCCCTCCACACCCTCGTCGTCATCGACTCCGAGACCGACTCGGTCTACCCGTTCGCGGTCGCCGGAGACATTCTCGCCGGTATGGTCGCCGCGTCGGCCGTCGAAGCCCTCAACTCCGGCATGGCGCAGCCCGACAAGCTCGCCGGGTACTCGCGTGAGTGGTCGGACACGATCACCGACGCGAGCGACTACCTCCGCGAGGTCCCGGTCGAGCACCGCCGCGGACTCATGGAGGCGATCGTCGCCGAGGTCGACGAGCCCGCCGAGGCCGCCGAATGAACCCGGACGCCACGAGCACCCCGAGCCCCGCGATCGTCGAGCGTCTCGCGGAGGGTGCGCCGCTCGTCGAGCCCAACCCGTTCCAGCGCTCGCTCCTCTTCGCCCTCGCGCTGACCGGGCGGCACGTCTACGCCGGTACGGTCCCCGCCGACGAGGTCGCCAAGCGCCGCGCACGCGGTAAGGCAGCCCGCAAGGCCCGGCGGATCACGCGGAGGTACGCATGACGGCGCGCTTCATCATCCTCGCCCTCGACCCGGCCCGCGTCTCGCCAGCTTGGAGCAGCATCGGCGAACCGGCGGTCGTCGCGGACACGGAGACTCGGCTCGGCTATCCGACGTTGCGCTCGTTCGCCCCGGAAATGGTGAGCATCCTCGAACGCGACCCGGCGCGGACTCGGCTTCTCCAAGGCCGCCCGCTGACGGAGGTCGAGCTGGACGAGTGGGCCGCACGCGCATCGAGCGGACTCGACTCCGAGCTTCGCGACCTCCTCGGCGAGGAGCCCGATCCGGCGCCGCGGTTCTGGCTCGGTACGGTCACGCACAAGGGCGTCCGGTTCGTGTTGCTCGTCGACAACGAGACGGGCGACGTCGCGCCGTTCCTGTCCGCCAGCTCAGCCACCTACGCGCTCCGGCACGCGGAGGCGGGCAGGCGCGACCTGTTCCTGTTCACCTCGCGCGCCGAGTACGACAGCGAGATCGGTAAGGAGATCACCCCGCTATGACCCCACGCAAGAAGCCAGCCCCGCCCCCGGCGAGGTTCGTCGCCCGGCGCGTCGTCGAGACCGGCATGATCGTTCTCGTCGACACGACGGACAACGGCGGCGTGAAGGAGGACCCGGCCGGGTACATGCTGGCCCCCGGCTCCGACGTCGCCGCCGTGCTGGAGATCGCGAACGCAGCGCCGGACGAGTTCGGCCGCTACCGCATCGCCACGCCGCTCCCTCCGCTCGGCGAGCTGGAGGACTACTCGTGAAGGCCGCGCTCGTGTACCACGCCCGAGCCGCCCTCTACGTCGGCCTCGCATGGTTCGAGTTCCACGTCCTCCGCCGCCAGTGGACGGTCGACGTGTGGGTGACCGAGGTCTACGACGCCCCGGTGGGCTACTGGCCCGGTCTCCGCACGTACCGCAGCGCGGCGCGTATCGCGACGATGCTCCGCCGTGGCTCGTACATCGACACCGGCCTAAGCGGCGTCCTCCGCCGCGTCCGCTGGAGCTAGTGGGCGCCGGAAACGTCGACCCAAACGCCCCCGCCCCCTGGAGCTGGAGCTACGGCGTCGACAGGAGGCCGAGCGAGAGGCACGCTACCTCGCGACCCGACTCGACGAGGTCAGGCGCCGACTGAGCGCGTGGCAGTCCGTGGCGATCATCGGCTGGGGGGCGTACCTCACCGGCGCTCTCCGCGAGTTCCCCTGGCCGACCTAGCAAATGTAGGGGGCTCCCGGCTTTGAACGCCGCCGGGAGACCAAACGACGCGGCTTAGTAGCGCGCCCCCACACCGCCCAGCTCAACGCCCCGCGCGCCCTCTCAGGGCCGTAGGCCCGCGAGCGCGGCGGCGCTTGCCACTAGAGGCCCTCTCCCCAGCTCGGGGCGGGGGCCTCTTGGCATTTATTGAGCAACCTCGCCACGGCGGCCCCCTTCTCATTCGTCACCTGACAACACTCGAAAGGAAACAACGTGCAGATTCCGCTCAACTCTTACCTCGCGATCCTCCGCTCGTCCGAGGTCGACGGCCCCTTCGCGACCCACGAGAAGGCCGAGGTACTCTCGCCCGCATTCGCGAAGTTCGCGACCGCCCTCGCCGACTTCGTCGACGTCGCCAACGCCGAGCTTGACGGAGGATACGAGGAGACGCGCGCCAACTTGGAGGCCGTGTTCCACACGTTCCCCGTCACCGCCACGCCGGAGGGCGACGAGTCCCTCGAAGCGCTCCTCGCGCTCCTCGCGGCCTCGCCGTCGGCCGAGGAGCCGGGAGCGTTCAAGGCGTGAGGCACGCCGCGAGGGTCGCTCTCGTGGTCGTCCTGCTCGCGCTCAGCGCCTATAGCGCCGTGGAGAGCGTCGGGTGTGCTGTCTCGGGAGGCGTGTACGTCGCGCCACCGGGGCAGCTCCCCGCGTGCCTCGCTAGGCGGTAGCAGTGGCACGACGGCGCAAGGCCCCGCCCCCTCCCGACTGGGAGGAGCACCGCGACGCTGTCGTAAACGGTCGGCACCTCTCGCCCGGATCGGAAGTCTCCATCCGCGGCGAGAGGGGCCGGTTCCGGTTCGTGAAGCGCGTCGTCCGCCCGGAGCGGGGCGTCGAGTGGCTCGACTTCTGGGGCGGCCCCAAGCACGCCCCCCAACTCCGCAGTTTCTACCCGGACCGCGTCAAGACGGTCCACCGCATCGCGCAGACCCCCGAGGCCCTACTCGCGGCCCGGAGAAAGAAGAACGCAGAATGACCAACAAACCGAACCCGCAAGGCATGGACACGCTGACCGCGACCCTCCTCCTCGTCGCCACCTTCGGCTGGCTCGCTCTTTGCGGCGTCATCCCGTGGGAGGCCGTCCTGACCCCGTTCGCCGGTCTGACGACCGTCGTCGTAGCCGCCGTGATCCTCGGCGTCCTCGTGGGGCTCGTGCGCGGTATCGCCGCGATCCGCCGCAAGAAGGCGAGCCAGCGATGACCGCCTACGGCTTCCGCTTCCCCGACGGCCGCGAGGACTGGGGCGACGATGACGGCGAGTTCTGGGACGACGGGCGATCGACCTACGCGAAGCCCGCGAACACGCAAGAGGCGCGGGCACTCCAGCGCGCGAACGGCTGGGAGAGGGCAACGCTCCTCGTGAAGCGGTTCGTCGTCGAGGAGATCGAAGTCGTCCCGCCGACCCGGCCGGGCTCGGTCATCGTCGCGGCGATCGGGGGCGAGACGCACGTCGTCGGGCTCTCGGCGGACACCGACGGGCTCCCGTGGATCGTCCTTACCGGCTCCCGAAGCGGTGAGTGGATGACTACGGAGGACATGCGCGTGCTCTCGATCATTCACGACGCCGGAGCATGACCGCGCACTTCACGTCCGACCTACACCTCGGGCATCGGCTAGTTGCCGAGAAGCGCGGCTTCGCCACGGTCGAGGAGCACGACGCGACGATCGCGGAGCGCTGGCGCGAGCGGGTGCGGCCGAGCGACGTCGTCTACGTCCTCGGCGACATTGCGGCGTCGGCGCCATTCGAGGCCCTCGCGATCCTCAGTGAGCTTCCCGGTCGTAAGCGCCTGATCCTTGGAAATCACGACCGCGCCCATCCCATGCACCGCAACGCGCACCGCTGGCACGACGTTTACACGTCCCCGCTCCTCACGCCGGAGGGGATCGTCGACGGCGCCTTCGAGTCCATCGCACAGTCGGCCCGTATCTCGGTCGGCGGTATCCGGGTCCTTCTCTCGCACTTCCCCTATGAGCGCGACCGGGACGAGCCCAGGCACATGCAATGGCGACTTCGGGACGAGGGGATGCCGCTCCTCCACGGCCACACGCACGGGACGGAACGCCTGACCGTCACGGAGATCGAACCGGAAGCACGCACGCGCGTCGAGGTCCATGTCGGCCTTGACGCTTGGGGCCTCGCGCCGGTCCCTATGTCCGCCGTCTACGACCTCCTCCCGAAAGGCCCCCAGCCATGAGCCAAAGTACCCACGGCATCCGCTACGGCTTCCGTGTGCTCCTCGTCGGGCTCGCGGTCTCCGTGGCGGTCATCGCGGGCTCGCTCGCGCTATGGCGGTAGCCGACTCTAGGCGCGCAGCCGCCCGCGTGGCGGCCGTGGCATCGAAGTACGACAACGCGGAGGGCGACCTGACTCGGGCCGCCCTCCGGCGCCTACAGCGACGCCAGGCCGACGCCGGGAAGGCGTGCGCGAGGTGTGGCATGAAGAAGCCACACGCAGCCTTCGGCCGCGACGAGCGCAAGGCCGACGGGCTCAAGAGTTCGTGCCGCTTGTGCCTCGCCGCCGTCGAGCGGGAGCGGCGTAAAAGAGCTTCGTAAGGCGACTTGCGCGAGGCGTTTACACGCTCTACACTGGTCCTATGAGCAACGAGACCAGCACCGGAACCGTCTACACGATCACCGTCAAGGGCACCGCGGGCGAGCGCGTCGAGGTTGTCCGCCCACTCCAGGTGCGCGGCGACAAGACGCTCGTCGCCTTCGTGCGCGGCGCTCGGATCGCGACGAAGTGGGTCTCGACCGCTCGCATCGAGACCCGCCAGCGCTGACCCCGACCAACACCTCGAAGGCCCTCGCCCCCCTAACCGGGACGGGGGCCTTCATTCACCCCCACCAAAGGAAGGCAACACCCCCACATGAAGAAACGCATCATCGCCGCCGTCGCGGCAACCCTCCTCGCCGGACTGGCCCTGACCGGCTGTGCAACCGACTCGGCCACCGTCTCGGAGAACCTCTCCACCGCGGCGGACCAGTTCGAGATCGACCGCCGAGTGGTGTTCTTCAACGGCATCACCGACACGTACCTACTCACGATCGAGGGCCGCTGTTCGATCACCGACGAGGGGAATCAGCTCGAAGTGGTGTGCAAGCTCGGGCCGGACGAGTACAAGAAGCACTTCCTCGGCCTGAGCGATAACGTCTCCTACTTCGTCGAGCAGCTCGACAGCGCCGACGCGAGCGAGTACCACTACCGCATCCTGTTCAAGCCGGAGGCGATCATCCCGGGCTTCGACCTTGAGACCAAGAGCGAGGACGGCCCCGGCCACTAGCACGACCCCTGAAGGCCCCCTCCCCACGTCGGGACGGGGGCCTTCGTCGTGTAAACGTGGTGCAACCCCGGCCCCCTTCTCCTATGCGGAGGGAGAGAACCCCGCCCGACTCGGCGCGCAATCACATGCAGTAACAGCGGCCGAGCGACGACTCTCCTCCTCTAGCCCCAGTGGTCTCTAGCTCAAATGGCAGAGCGGCCGACTGTTCATCGGCGGGTTTCAGGTTCGAGTCCTGGGAGGCCAGCAGCGAACAAGGGGCAGAAGTAGCGCCCTGTAAACCTGTGCCCCCGAAAGACCCGAAACGCCTCGGCGCAGTGAAGCAGTTAGGCAGGGCACCCCAGCGTCACCCCTATAGGCCCCTAGCTCAATTGGTAGAGCGCCGGTCTCCAAAACCGGAGGTTGCAGGTTCGAGCCCTGCGGAGTCTGCTCGTCCTCGCTTGCGCCCCACGGAACTAGGGGCCTTGCCGAGGCGTCCGCGTTTAGCCCCGGCGCGGACGACGAACCGCTAGGCCAGTTCGCCTAGAACGGGGCTCCTAATCCATCGTTCGCCGCCGGTAACCCAGTCTTGGGCGGCGGCCTAACCGGGTCGAGCAGCGAGGCCCCCGGTCATGCCCTCGGATGCCACCTCTCCTAGAGGTCGGCGCCGGGGGCTTTCTCTTTCCCCGAGGAGGTGCGCCATGCGCCACGCAGCAGCGACCCCTACCGTCTCCCCCAGAAACACCCCTGCCCCATCCCCGCGAGACACCCCGGGGGGTGCCTAATTGGCATGGGCTGAGGGGCGGAGCGAGCGCTCCCAGCACCTACCCCCTGACTGGTCACTCCGGCGCGTGCGCGTTCTACGCCGCGACGGCTATCGGTGCCAGGCCACGGACTCGCTCGGCGTCAAGTGTGGCGAGCCCGCGAATCAGGTAGACCACGTCGTGCCAGGCAACGACCACAGCTACGAAAACCTCAAGTCGTTGTGTCGCTGGCATCACGCGCGCAAGTCGAGCGCCGAGGGAGCCGCAGCTCGGCGACCCAAAGCACGACAGGCACGAGAGCCAGAGCCACACCCCGGGGCGATCAAGCCCTCGCCGACCCTGGGGGAGGACTCCCCCCTACCCCCCTCCTCCCCTTCCGAAGGGGCATAGCTCGTCTCTGTGCGCGCGGGTCTGAGGTTTTCGATCAATTCGCACGCCCGGAGTGACGCCGCAGTCCTCCGAGGCCCTCAACAAACCGCACAGCGTTTGTCGCGGTGGAAAGGAGCGCCCGCATGGCCGGTAATGGCCCCCTGCCGAAGCCCGAGCGCCAGCGCGAGCGCGATACCAAGCGCCGCGACCGCGACTTCACCGTAGTCAGGCCCGACGGCCAGCTCCGCGGCCCCGAGCTAGACGCGAATCACGGCTACCTCCCCGCGACCGTCGCATGGTTCGAGGTCTGGCGCCGCTCCCCACAGGCGCAGCTCTTCGAAGATACCGACTGGCTCGCGCTCCAGCTCGTGCTCCCGCTCGTCAACAGCCACTTCATCAAGCCGTCCGCCGCCGCAGCGTCCGAGATTCGTCTCGTGACCGCCGCACTCGGCGCAACGCACGCCGACCGGCTTCGCCTCGCGAAAATCCGCGTCGAGCACGACGCCGACGAGGCACACAACGCAACCGTTACCCACCTGCACGCCGTCTCGAAGGACGACGTCACAGCCCGCCTACGTGGCGAGAAGTAGGAGCCATGCAAGACCGCGACACCGTCCAGGGCTACGACGTCCCGACCGACCCAATGGACGACCTCCAGTGCGACTCGTGCCAGTAGGCGCCTGACCGAAAGGACCGCATGACGCAGCCAATCGACGCCGTCGTGACGGTCCCCGAGTTCCCGCTCGACGGCAGCATAAAGACGCTCGGCTGGGGCGTGATCGCTTGGGCCGAGAGCTACCTCTTGCAGCCCGACGGCGACCAGGCCGGGGAGCCGTTCGTGTTCACCCGCGAGCAGCTCAACTTCATACTTTGGTGGTACGCGCTCGACGCTGGCGGGAAGTTCCGCTACCGCCGCGCCGTCCTCCGCCGCGCGAAGGGCTGGGGTAAGTCGCCGTTTCTCGGCGCACTCGCGCTCGCCGAGCTGTCCGGCCCCGTCCGCTTCGGCGGCTGGGACGAGACCGGCGACCCTATCGGCGTCCCTCACTCGATGCCGTGGGTAGTGATCGCGGGTGTCTCCGAGACGCAGACCCGCAACACCTTCGACGCGATCCGCGCAATGGCCGAGGACTCCGCGCTCGTAGAGGACTACGGGCTCGACGTCGGCATGACCCGGATTCTCGCGCCCGGCGGCGGCAAGATCGTAATGATTACCGCCAACGCGGCGACGCAAGAAGGCGCCCGGCCCTCGTTCGCGATCATGGACGAGACGCATCACTGGACCAAGTCCAACGGCGGCCACAAGCTCGCCCGAGTCGTCCGGCGCAACCTCGCCAAGTCGCGAGACGGCGCCGCCCGCGCGATTGAGACGACGAACGCCCACGAGCCCGGACAGGAGTCCGTCGCCGAGGGCTCCTTCCTCGCGTGGCGCGCGATCATGGAGGGCCGCTCGCTCTCGACCGGCCTTCTCTACGACTCCCGCGAGGCGCCCGGCGACGTTGACCTCGCCGACGAAGCCGCGCTCATGGCTGGCCTTCGGGTCGCCTACGGGGACGCGACATGGGTCGACTTGGATCGCATCCTCGCCGAGGTCTACGACCCCGACACGCCCCCCGAGGAAGCCCGCCGGTTCTACCTCAACCAAATCGTCGCCGCCGCCGACTCGTGGGCCTCGCCGCCCGAGTGGTACAAGAACTTCCGCGACGATCTCCCCGCCCTCCGCTTCGGCGAACCGGGCTCGCGCGTACGCCGCGGCGACACCGTCGCGCTCGGCTTCGACGGCTCGCTCACCGACGACTCGACCGCCCTCGTGGCAGTCCGAATCGACGACGGAGCGCCGTTCCTCCTCGCAATCTGGGAGCGCCCCGAAGGCCCCAAGGGCGCCGGATGGGAGGTGCCGAAGGACGAGGTCCGCGGCGCCGTCGCCTACGCATTCTCCGCGCTCGACGTGGTCGCGTTCTTCTCGGACGTCGCCTACTGGGAGACGGACGTCGACGCATGGCGCGACGAGTACGCCGGACAGCTCCTAGTGAAGGCGACCACTCGCCACGCGATCGGCTGGGACATGCGCGGTCACCAAATGGACACGACCCGCGCCGTGGAGGCCCTTCACCGGGCGATCACGGACGGAGAGAGCCCGTGGGGCCGCCACTCCCTGATCGCCGGGCCAGCGCTCGGCAGCGCCGCGGAGGAGATTCTCACCCGCCACGTCCTGAACGCCCGACGCCGCCTCAACCGCTGGGGCGTGTTCTTCGGCAAGGAGACGCGCGAGTCCCCGAAGAAGGTCGACGCCCTCGCGGCGCTCGTCCTCGCCCGCATGGCGCGCTCTCGCGTGCTCGCGGAGGGCGGCCTCAAGAAGCGCCGCAGCTCCGGCCGCGTCGCTGGCTTCTAACCCACTCACCTACTACCGACCGAGGAGGTCCCTCTATGGCGATCGACCGCAAGCTCGCCGCCAAGCTGGACGGCCAACTCGAAGCCGACCTCCAGCGCGAAGGCCGTCTGGGACTGCCCCGGCGCTACCTCAAGGGTGACCACGACTTGCCCTACATGCCGAAAGGCGCGAAGGCCGAGTACAAGCACCTAGCGAAGGTCTCCATCACCAACTGGACGCCGCTCCTCTCTGACACGTTCGCAAAGGGCCTCTTCATTGACGGCTACCGCCCAGCGAAGGCCGCCGAGAACGCGGAATCGTGGTCCTACTGGCAGGCGAACGGCCTCGACGCCCGGCAGACGATCGCCCACCGCGGCGCCCTCGACTACGGGACGTCATACGCTCTCGTGTTGCCCGGGACGGTCGGCAATCGCCGCGTCCCGTACTTCCGTCCCCTGTCCCCGCTCCGTTCCGCGGCGTGGTATCGAGACGAGGATGACGAGTTCCCCGAGATCGCGCTCCGGCGCCTTGGGACAACCGTCGACGGCGCCCGTCTGATCGAGCTACTCGATCGGGACACCGTTTACACGTTCGCGCGGCCCAAGGATTCCGAGGACTGGGTCCTGTCCCGCGAGGAGGAGCACGGGCTCGGCGTGACGCCGTTCGTCCGCTTCCGCGACCGCTTGGACGACGAGGCCGTGGGCATCATCCGGCCCGTTATCAACCTCCAGGACCGCGTAAACGAGATCGTTTTTTCGACCCTGATCGCCCTTCAGTACGCGGCCTTCCGGCAGCGTTGGGCGACCGGCCTCGCTATCCCGGTCGAGGAGGTCCTCGACGCCGACGGCAAGCCGACCGGCGAGGAGCGGCCAGTCGAGCCGTTCAAGGCCGCCGTAGATCGCCTCTGGGTGTCCGAGGACACCGAAACGAAGTTCGGAGACTTCGCGCAGACGGAGACCTCCGGCCACCTCGCGGCGTACGACTCGACCGTCCGCACGCTCGCCGCAATCGCCCAGGTCTCACCGAAGATCTTCACTGGCGACCTCGTGAACATCGGCGCGGAAGCGTTGGCACAGATGGAGGCCGCAACTCAGCGAAAGATCAGCGAGTACGAAACCATTTTCGGCGAGTCTTGGGAGTCCGGCTTCCGGCTCGCAGCCAAGGCAGCCGGAGACGCGAGCGGCGCGGCCGATATGTCGGCACAAGTGCGCTGGCGCGACACCGAGGCTCGCTCGCTCGCCCAGACCGTCGACGCGCTCGGCAAGGTCTCGCAAATGCTCGACGTTCCCGCTGAAGGTCTCTGGGAGAAGATTCCGGGGGTTACCGACCAGGATATTCTCCGCTGGAAGGACCTCCGCAAGGCCGACCCGCTCGCCGAGCTGACCGCCGAGATCAGCCGCCAGACGCGAGCCTCGACGACCCCCGCCCCGGGCGCGTAGCGCATGGAGGCCGAGGACTTCGAAGCCCGGTCGCACGCCCATATGACGGAACAAGTCCGGCACGCGGGCGTCGTCCAGGCGGCACTCTCTCGCTACTGGGACGCCATGATTGACCCGGACGACTTCGCCGCCACCTTCGAGCGGTTCCGCGAGGTTGCGCTCCCGCTCGTGCAAGCTGGCCGGTCGATTAGCGAGGCGGACGCAGAGCGCTACTACCGCGAGATCATGGCCGCCGCAGAGCTTGAGGCGTCAGTGCTCCTCCCCCGGACCCCGCGCCCAGACGCCGCGATCCGCGCGTCCCTATCGGCCGGAGCCGGAGCCCAGTACACGGACTACCGGCTCCGCCAGGGCGCCGACGCAGCTCGAACCGTGGCGGCGGCGAAGTCAGGGATGCTCGGCTCCGCGAAGCGCCAAATGCTCAACGCTGGCCGCTCCCGGCTCGTCTCGATCGCCAACTCGGACCCGAACGTGCTCGGATGGGCCAGGCAAAGCGACGGCGCCCCGTGCCCGTTCTGTGCGATGCTCGTATCCCGCGGCCCGGTCTACTCAGCCGCGACGGCAGGCTTCAGAGCACACGACCGCTGTGGATGCTCAGCCCGCCTCGTGCCGATCAACGACCCCTCCGGCGGATGGAGCGCGGAGGCGCGCGAATACCGCAAGCTCTGGGACGAAAACAAGGGCGACCCGGACGAGTTCCGGCGTGCGATCGAGCAGAAGCGCACAGGCGCCACCGCCGCCCCGCACGCAGCGCCGCCAGCCAAGCCCGCCACTCGGGGGCTTGCAGACGAGATCGCAGACCTCAAAACGCCCGCCGCGGTCCAGGCCGCAGCACAGGCGCGGCATCCCGGCATTCAGTGGTCAGGGTTCGACGGCCGAGGCATTGACCTAGACCTCACGAAGGACGCGGTCGGCCAGGTCTCCGCGCTCCTCGACCGCTTCCCCGCGGTCAAGCTCACGGAGATCAAGGCCGTCACCATTCGCAACAACGGTGTTATGGCGCAAGTCCGAACGCCCTACGCGCGCGACGAAGCCGGGCACCGAATCTTCACCGACGGCCGCCCGCTCTTGGACGTGCCCGGAATGGAGATTAGCGCTGGCTACCTACGCAACCCGACCCGGCTTGCAGACGCGATCCGGCAATCGAACGCTGGCGGCCACTTCCACGACGTCGAAGAGCACATGGCCCACGTAGTTACTCACGAGTTCGGCCATGCCCTCGACTCGAACCTGCAAGGGAAGCTCGTACAGGCATTCGTGGCACTACGAAAGGAAATGGCCCCGACGAACGGGAAGGAAATGCTCGCGTGGAACAAGGAGAACCTCTCCGGCTACGGCCGCACGAGCCCGACCGAGGGCGTCGCGGAGGCGTTCGCGGACGCTGTGATGAAGGGCGACGACGCGCTCCCCTTCTCGAAAGCGTTTTACGCTACGCTCCTTCGCATATACGAAGAGGAGTACGGCCATGCGCCTAGCTAGCGGCCCAATGACCGCCCAAGAGTTCGAGGACGCCCTCGTGGCGGCCGAGGACGGCCAGCTCCTAACTGACCAGGGCGCGAGCGAGAAGCTCGACGCGCTACTGGACGCCGTAGCATCCGCCGAGCCCGGCGTCGCGCGCTCGCGAGCAATCGCAGCAGCCCGCGCCGAGTTCGCCGCCATGTAACCAACACGCCCCAGAGGCCCGCTTCCACGAAGGAGGCGGGCCTCTTGCGTGCCCCCGTAGTGCGGCCCTCGCAAACGTGAGGCGCCGCACGCGAGTCACACCAACCCCGTCCCGGACTCCGGGCGGGGTTTTTTCATGCCCGCTTCCGGCAGGACCGGAGCACGACCACGTCCCAGGAGGACGAACGAATGAGCACCGCCAAGACTGAAACACCCTCCACCGACGCCCCCGACGCCTCGGCCGAGCCCGCTAACCCCGCGGACGGTCAAGAGGAGCAGCCGGACCCGTCGACCGAAACCCCCGAAGGCCAGCAGCCCGACGACGAGACGACTCCCCCGTGGGGTGACGACTTCGACGCCGCGCGCGCGTGGACCTTGGTCCAGAACCTTCGGGCCGACCTCGCAAAGGCCAAGGAGAAGCGCCAGGAGCGCGACCCCGACAGCGACGCGAAGATCACCGCCGCCGAGACCCGCGCCACCGCAGCAGAGCGCGCCCTCTACGTCGAGCGCGCCCTTCGGAAGTTCCCCGAGGTCGAAGACCTCGTCGAGTTCCTTACCGGCGACACGGAGGAGGAGATCGCAGCGAAGGCGGAGCGCCTCGCGTCCCACGGCAAGCCCGCGGGCGAGAGCACCGATAACAGCGGCGATGCCCCCAGCGGCAAGCCGCAGCCAGCGCTCACTCCGGGACACGGAGGCGCAGAACCCGACCCATTCGACCCTGACGCAATCGCGAAGCGTGCGCGCCGGAGCCGCTAACCCCTCCCGAAAGGACAAACCCCGTCATGCCTAATGACTTCTACACCCCCGAGCAGATCGCGAAGGTCGCGGTCAAGCTCGCCGTACAGGACTCCTACCTCGGAGCCCTTATCAACCGCGACTTCGAGGACGACCTCCTCGGCGGCGGCGGCAAGGGGCGGACCGTCAACGTCCGAATCCCGGCCGCGTTGATCTCCCGCACCCGCGGTATCGACGAGACGACCGCCGCGATCGTCCTCGACTCGCTGACCGAGGCGACCGTCCCGGTCACCCTCGGCGAACACCTCTACTCGGCCGTGGGCCTCTCGGAGGGCGACCTGTCGCTCGACCTTGAGAGCTTCTCCGCTCAGGTCTTGGCTCCCCAGGTCGCGGCCGTCGTGGACCGTGTCGAGAACGAGGTCGCCGAGGCACTCGCCGCGATCACGCTCGACACCAGCATCGCCTACGACGAGGCGAACCCGGTCGCAACCCTTACGGCGATCCGTAAGCAGCTCCGCGACCGCGGCGTGCCGCAGACCGGCCTCAACATGATCGTCGGTACGGAGGTGTACGCCCACCTTCTCGAAGCGAAGGCGATCACCGACGCCAGCGAGAGCGGCTCCACCGAGGCACTCCGCGAGGGCGGCGTCGGCCGCGTGCGCGGATTCCAGATCGTCGAGTCGACGCGAGTCGCCGAGGGCGAGATCGTCGCGTTCCACCGCGACGCCTTCACGCTCGCGGTCCGCGCGCCGAAGGTGCCCGAGGGCGCAAGCTTCGGTCAGACGGTTTCCGAGGGCGGCTACTCGCTCCGGTACATCCGTGACTACGACGTGATGCACACGCTCGACCGCTCGCTCGTGTCGACGTTCGCGGGCGTCGCGGCTATGCCGCTGAAGCGCATCGTGCGCAACTACGCGACCGGGACCGCCTCGGTCGAGGACGTGGCCGGTGGCGGCGCGTTCCGCATGTCGATCAACGACACGGAGCCCGCGGGCTAACCCACCCCCCTCCAGCCGTGGGGCGTCTCAATGCGAAGGCGCCCCACGGCTCCCCCCAACTTCCCCACGAGAGGAGTCGCTTTGCCGAACCCACTCCCGCCAGCAGTCGCCCTTCTGGAGGCACGCCTCGGCTACCCGGCCGGAACCCTCGACGGCGAGGACAAGGTGCGCGCCGAGGCCGCACTCGACGACGCCGCGACGCTGATCCTCGCGGAGGTCTCGGCAGCTCGCGCCGCGGTCTGGGAGGCCGACGCACCGAAGGTCGTCGCCCTCGTGGCACTCAAAGCAGCGCGTCGCGAGTTCGAGAACCCTCGCGGCCTCAAGGCCGAGGCCCTCGGCGAGCACTCCGTCGACATTGCCGAGTCGTCCGGCGTCTACCTCACCGCGCGCGAGATCGCGCAAGTCCGACGCGCGGCGACTGGTCGCTCGGGCGGCTTCGTCGGCTCGATCCGTACACCCGCGGCGACCGAGGGGCTCCCGTGATCGCGCGCTCCACGGTCTACGTCGCGGCGGTCCCTGCCGAGCTGATCGGAACGCCCGCCGAGGAGGACTTCCTAGCGACCGCCGACGCGATGCCCCTCGTCCGCGAGGAGGTCGTCGAGTGCTCCTAGACAGCCCCACGAGCGCCGCCGTGTTCCGGCTCCGGCCCCGAACTACTACCGACTCGTACGGCGACCCCGTCGCCTCATGGGACGACCCCGAGCGCGCCCGTCTCCGCGGCGCCCAGCTCCAAGCCACCGGCCCCGGCAATGACGAGGAGGAGAGCCCCAGCGGCAACGCCTCCGAGGATCACCGGCGGCTGATCGTCCCCGGCACCCCGTCGCTCACCGAGACGGACCGCATCGAGGCAGACGGCGAGGTGTGGCGCATCGACGGCACGCCCGTTATCCGGCGAGGGATCGCCTCGTCGGCCTACACGACAGCCGAGCTTCGGCGCCCGAAAGTCAAGGAGCCCAGCATTGGCTAAGACGAAGATTCGACTCGACTCGGGCGGCATGGCTGAAATGCTCGCGAGCCGCGGCGTCGCGAGCGAGGTCATCGAGCTAGGCGCCAGGGTCGCGAGCAACGTCGGCAGCCCAACGGCATCCGGCAAGCCGATCGAGGTACGGACCACGACGCGCGTAGCGGCTGGCGGCCGTCTCTCCCCACGAACCGCCGTCGACGTGACCCTCGCGCACCCCGCGGGGCTCGCAGTCGAGGCAAAGCGCGCACCGCTCGCGCGAGCCGCAGCGGCAAGCGGCCTTCAAGTCAGGGGCCGCAAGTGAGCCCGCTCGCTAAGACCGTCGTGATGTTCCCCGACCCACAGCTCGCAGTTAGGGACCTCCTCCGCGAGCTGATCGCCGACTCCCCGGAGGAGTTCGCCGCTGGCGCCGTCGTCTCGACCAAAGACCTCCCAGGCACCGACGAGGGGCGAACCCTCCCATACGTGCAGGTCCGCTCGGACGGCCGCTATCGCGACTCCCGCCTCGACGGCCGCGCCACCGTTCGCGTCCTCGTCTATCACCGCGACGTGGGCCTCGGCGAGGCGTTGGCCGGTCTGTGCGAGGCCCTCCTCCTCGCCGCCCACTCGGCGGCGGTCCGCGGATGCTCGCCGGTCTCAGGCCCGCTCCCCACGGACGACCCGGAGACCGGGCTCCCGCTCTCCTTCTTCACAATCACGGCGCGGCTTCGGCCCCGCCAACTCACCTAGAAAGGAGCGTCCCCTATGTCTGGCGACGCAAAGAACACCTCCCTCTGGCAGGGGGCGGACGTCTATATCGCGCCCGAGGGCACTGTCGGCCCGAACGACGTCACCTCGTCGTGGGCGGCCGGATGGAGCCTCGTCGGTCTCCTCGACGGCGACGAGGGCTTCACGGAGGGACGCGAGAGCGAGACCTCCGAGAAGTACGCATGGGGCGGCATCCTGTACCGCCGCACCTCCTCGAAGCACAAGCGGACTTTCCGCTTCGTCGCCCTCGAAGATAACGAGACGACCTTCGCCCTCGTCAACCCGGGCTCGACCCGTACGACCGCGGACGGCGTCCGCACCGGGACTATCAAGGTCCCGACCGTCGGAACCCGGTTCGCGATCGGCTTCCAGCTCGTCGACGGCGGCCGGACCAAGCGCCGCCACGCCAAGAGCGCGGAGGTCCAGGAGGTCGCGGAGATCAAGGAGTCGGAGACCGACCCGACCGTCTACGAGATCACCGTCGTTATCTTCCCCGAGTCCGACGGCACCCTCTACATGACCGTCGAGACCGACCCGGCCGAGTAGCCCCAAAGACCCCGAGGGGGCGCCCGCGTGGGGCGTCCTCTCGGTCCCCCTCATTCCCGCGCACCCCTCCCAACCCACGCTAAAGGAGCACCCATGACTTCCACCCCCAACGCAACCGCCGCCGAGGCCCTCGGCGAGAAGGTCGCCTTCTCCCACAACGGACTGGACTATCTCGTCCTGCCGACGAGCGAGTGGGACTACGAGGCCCTCGAAGCCTTCGAGTCCGGCCGCCTCGTGGCCTTCCTCACCGCCGTACTCGGCCCGGCGCAGCACGCCGCCTTCCGCGCGACGAAGCCGAAAGTGAAGGACGTCGGCGCGCTCGTCGAGGCGATCCAGACCGCGCTCGGTATCGCGGGAAACTGACGCAGCTCGCCTCGCTACTCCGCGAGCGAGTCGACGCCGTAGAGGCTGACCTTCAGCGTTACTACGGCGTCGACCTCGCGCAGTTCTACCGGGGCGAGCTTTCCGTCCGGCGGCTTTCCGTCCTCGTCTACAACCTGCCGCCCGAATCCGCCTGTCGACGCCACCTCTCGCACGCGAGCGAAGGCTGGGACGTCCAGGCGTACCTACTGGCGGACGTATTCCACGCCCTCACCGGCTCCCTCCACCCTGCCCGCCCGCAGCCGAAGAGCGCCAGCTCGTCGCGCTACGCGGAGCTTCGCCGCGCCCTTGAGGCCCAGCGAGCAAGGCGGGGCGTGTAAACGCACCGGGGAGCCCGACCCTCTAAGGAGGTCTCTCCGTGTCCAATGTCGGTTATGCGACCCTGACGATCCTCCCGGTCGCTCAGGGCTTCTCGGCCGCCCTCGGGGGCCAGATCAACCCGGCCCTGACCGCCGCCGGAGGCGAGAGCGGGCGCCGGTCCGCCAACGCCTTCGGCGGCTCGTTCCTGCCGCTCATGCGGTCCATGATCGGCCCGGCGCTCGGTCTCGGTCTCGGTCTCGCGGTCGGTAACGGGATCAAGGATGGACTCGCGACTGCATCCTTCATGGAGCAGGCACGAATCTCGTTCGAGACGCTCCTCGGCCCCGGCGGAGACGTCGAGGGGATGCTTACGAGCCTCTCTGACTTCGCCAAGCGAACCCCGTTCGAGTTGCCCGGCCTCGTGGCTAACGCCCGGTCGCTACTCGGCGTCGGGATCGCGGCCGATCAGGTCCTTCCGACCATGAACGCGCTCGGCGACTCCGCCGCAGCTCTCGGCCTGAATCAGGATCAGCTCAACTCCGTAATGCGGGCGTGGACACAGATTCAGTCGAAGGGCAAGGTCCAGGCCGAGGAGCTTCTCCAAATCTCCGAGGCCGGGCTCCCTATCTGGCCGCTCCTCGCTAAGGCGATGGGTAAGACCGTCCCCGAGCTGCAAGCAATGATGCAGAAGGGCGAGCTACTCGCTAATGACGTTCTCCCGATCCTCGCTGCACAGATGCAGAAGGACTACGGCGGGAGCATGGCGAAGCAAGCCCTGACCCTTCAGGGCGTGTGGAGCACCGTTACCGACACGCTCAACATGGCAATGGCAAAGGGCCTTGAGCCCCTCGTCCCGCTACTGACGAAGATTCTCCCTCCGGCAGCCGACGCGCTGGCCGCCTCGATCCTGTTTGTCTCTGACGGGATCGTGAAGCTCGCCGATCTCGCCGGGCCGGCGATCAATTCGCTTATCTCCGGCTTCGGTGGACTGGCAGGTCCGACCGACGCGACCTCGTCGAAGTTCGGGGAGTTCCTCGGCACGGTCCAGTCCATCGCGAACGTCGTCACCGGCACCGTTCTTCCCGCGATCGGCAACCTCGTCTCTGGGATCGTGACCGGCACTCAGCCGCTTGTCGCGTTCCTCGTCGACCTGTTCGTGAATCAGCTCTTCCCCGTGTTCGCCGACGCGGCGCCGATCATCGGCGTAGCCCTCGGAAAGATCGGCGAGCTGATCCAGGCAGTCGCCGAGACGGTCGGGCCGGTCCTGTCCACCGTGGCGGCGACGCTCGGCGCCGTGTGGGAGGTCGTAGGGCCACTCATTACCGGCGTGCTTAGCGCCGTATTCCAGACGATCGGCCAAGTGTTCGGCGGGATCATCGACATAGTCACGGGCGCCGTGACGGTCATTCAGGGCATCTTTACCGGCGACTGGGACCTCGTCTGGAAGGGCTTCTCGCAGATCGTCGACGGGGCCGTGGGAATCTTCCGCGGCCTGATCGAGGGCGTCGGCAACATCGTTATTGCCCTCTTCGCTTGGCTCATTCCGTTCGTCGTCGAGGCGTGGAACCTCTTTACCCAGCCGATCGTGACGGGCGTTCAGGACGTCATCGGGTTCTTCGTGGGCCTCAATGACGGCATCATCCGGGCGATCTCCGGTATCGGATCGTGGCTCTTCGACGCGGGTAAGAACCTCGTACAAGGTCTGATCGACGGTATCGGCTCAATGGCCGATTGGATCTATAGCTCGATCGTCGAGCCGATCCAAGGCGGCATCGAGGCCGTGAAGAACTTCCTTGGCATCCACTCACCGTCCCGTCTCATGTTTGAGCTCGGGCGGTACACGGGGCAAGGAATGGCGAACGGCCTCTTCGCGACCGCGGACCTCGTCGCGCGCGCGTCGAAGTCGCTCATTCCGGCCGTCCCAAGCGTCCCGAGCTTTGGCTCTACCGACGTCCCTACGGGCGGCCTCGCCGCTCAGCTCGCGGGACTCATTCCGGCCGCTGGGGACACCGTCGAAATCGACTACATCGACAACTCGACCTCACAAGAGGACAAGGCCGCGAAGCTCTCGCGCGCCCAGACGATCGCAGAACAGCGCCTAGCCGCGCGGAGGAGAGGTAAGTAAATGGCGAATCCGTCAATGAGCCTGATCTCACCGCTCGGCGAGGAGCTTCGGCTCGCGACCAACGTCGGCACGCCGGGCGACTTCCGCGTGATGGATGGGACAACCGGATTCGGGATTCCCGCCCCGACGATCACGACCAGCGAATCCGCTGGGGACGGTCGTCGGGTCGGGAACGTCCGCGTCTCGGGACGCATCATCACCCTCGCCGTAGACGTTCTCGGGACAAATCGAACGACGACAGAGACGAACTTGAACCGGCTAGCCGACGCGATCTCTTACGTCGACGGGAAGCCACTTCCTCGGCTCCGCGTCACCTACGACAACGGCGCCGCGCGAGAGGTCGAGTTCCTCCATATCCAAGGCGGCGCCGAGTCGTTCGCGGACGACGAGAAGAGCGCGAGCTGGATACTGACGCTCGACTGCCCGGACCCCTACCTCACCGACACGGCCTACGACTCCTTCACGGTCCAGCAGACCGCGACGCCGACGGGCTTCCTTGAGTCCCTCCCGCGGGTCTACCTCATGCCCTCGAACGCCGCCGGAGTGGTCACGCTGACCAACCACGGCCGCGTCGAGTCGTGGATCGACTGGGAGCTACAAGGGCCGTTCACGAAGGTCACCGTCTCGACCGACGCGGGCGGCTGGGAGTTCGAGGACGACGTGCTCGACGGCGAAACGATCTTCGTTCGCAAGACGCCCGCCGGGATCGAGGTCGTCGACAACCTCGGAGACAACCGCTTCGGCTCAATCGGCGACGTGCCGACCTTCTTCAGGATGCCCGCGGGACAGAGCGAGATCACCGTTTCGGTCCTCGGTGCGGACGAGTCGACGAAGGTCATCGGCCGATTCAAGCCCCGTTACAGATTGGTCTTCTAGTGCTCCCAATTGTTGTCCAAGTACGCGACCGCTCGCTCGCTCGCGTCGGTGTCCTGGCCGACGAGGACCTAACCGACTTCAACCTCTTCCCCGCGAAGAACGACGTCGGCGCATGGACCCTCCGCCTTCCGCACCTCGTCCGCGACGAGAGCGGAAAGTGGGTCCGGCACAAGCTCGGCGCAGCTCTGGCGACGCCCGGGGCAGGGATCATCGTCGCCCTCCCCGGAGGCCGCCGATTCTCCGGCCCAATGCTCACCCCCACGCACGACGCCACGACCGACGACCCGGGAGGGACTTGGACCTTCGAGGGCGCATCTGACCTCCTCGTCTTGGCCGACCGTGCCGCGTTCCCTAACCCGACGATCGCGGATGCACAGCTCTCCTCGCAGAGCGCCGCCTACGACGTCCGCACGGGCAAGGCCGAGACGATCATGCGCGCCTTCGTGAGCGCGAACATCGGGCCGACCGCGCCGACAGAGCGCCGAGACCCGCGAATCACTCTCGCACCGGACCTCGGCCGCGGGAGCACCCGGACGAAGTCGGCGAGGTTCGCCTCGCTCCTCGAACTGTGCCAAGCGCTCGCGGTAACGGACGACCTCCTCTTCGACCTCGTGCAGGTCGGCTCGTCGCTTGAGTTCCAAGTCTCGACGCCCGAGGACCTCACCGGCACCGTCCGAATGGATATCGACTCCGACACCCTCAGCTCAACGAAGTTCTCCTACAGCTCGCCCGAGGCTACGCGCGTGATCGTGCTAGGTCAGGGCGAGGCCGCCGAGCGCGTGATCCGCACTCGCACGAGCACGGCGTCCGACGTCGCAGCCGCCGAGTGGGGCCGCGTGATCGAGCGGGTCGTCGACCAGCGCCAGACCGCAGACCCCGACGAGCTAGACGCCGCGGGCGACGAGATTCTCGTAACGGACGGAACGGAGATCACCTCCGTTGACGTCACACCCTCCGACTACAACGCCCGCACGCTCGGGCTCCGTTGGTGGGTCGGCGACCGCGTCACGGTCAACGTGGCGGGCGTCCCGGTCGAGGCGACGATCTCGCGCGTCCGCGTCTCTGTCTCCGCTGACGGAATCTACGCGGGCGCCACCGTCGGCGACCCCGTCGGCTTCGACCCCGACCGCGTCGCGGCGTCGCGGGCTAGCGCAGTAGAGGACCGCGTTTCAGCTCTTGAGCGGAACGTCGGGAGCGGTGGCAGCGGGGAGGAGATCATCGAGGCACTACCTGCCGGGGTAATTGTCGAGTGGGGCTCGGCAACGGCCCCGCCAAACTGGCTCCTCTGCGAGGGGCAGGCAGTCTCCCGGGCAACCTACGCGAGCCTGTTCGCGGCGATCGGAACGACCTACGGAGCGGGCAACGGCTCGACCACGTTCAATCTCCCCGACTTCCGCGGCCGGGTCCCCGTTGGCCGAGACGCCTCACAGTCAGAGTTTGACGTCCTTGGTGAGAGCGGTGGCGCGAAAACGCACACCCTGACTGTCGCCGAAATGCCGTCGCACACGCACCTCGATATCACCGGCTTCGGCGTGAGCGTGCCGAACGGAAGCTACTACGGCGTCGCCTCGCACGACTCCGCGGGCCAGACCGGCGCGACAGGTGGGAACGGACCGCACAACAACCTCCAGCCCTATCGAGTCGTGAGCTTCATTATCAAGGCGTCGGCGGGCGAGACACCCGGCGACTCCGCACTGACGACCCGCGTCGGCGCCCTAGAGGCAAAGCTAGCGCTGACCTCCGGGGCGGCGTTGCCCGTGTTCTACGCGAAGCCGGACGTGTTCGTATCAAAGTCAGGCACGGCGACCACTACGAAAATGCCGTTTGCGACCGTCGAGGTCAACCAGGGCGGCCACTACAGCGGCACGCTATCTAGGTTCACTGCCCCCGTCCCCGGGCTATACGAGTTCACTGTCTCGCTAGTGCAGTCCACATCTGTAACCGGCCCGATCGCATACCTCTACAAGAATGGCGCACCCCTCCCGAACGCCGAAGTTGTGATCGCTTACGGGCAGTTCGTCCTCGCCACGGGTACGCGCATCGTCCAGCTCGCCGCGGGCGATTACGTCGAGGTGTACCTCACGAACGCGAATAACACCGCGATCACGGTAGGCGGCTGGGGCACGGCGTTTTCCGGCAAGCTACTCGCCGCCCTCTGATAGCGCCACCACTCACACCCCCAAGGCCCCAGCCCGGACTAGTTCCCGGCTGGGGCCTTCCTAGTTCAAAGGAGCCCCACTATGGCCGATTACGCATACCCGAAGGCCCTAACCGGGATGCAGGACACGCAATGGTCCAACTTCATCCTGAAGATCATTCCCGACGGCGCCACGACCGAGGGAGCCTTCGCCCCGACCGCGACCGGCTCGGGCATGACCGTCTCCCTTGCCGCTGGCGAAGGATTCGTCCAGGGCGTGCTCGGCGGAGACGCCGCGCCCGCGAGCGTCACGATCAGTGCGGCCCCGTCTGTCGGTTCTGGACTCGCGCGTATCGACACGATCGTAAAGCGTCTCGACCGGACGACGACCCCCGTAATCCAGACCGTCGTCCGCGCCGGGGAACCGGCCGCCGACCCCAGCCCGCCGACCCTCACGCAGAGCGCCTCGGGCGTCTGGGAGTGGCCCGTCGCCGACGTCCGCGTGGACGCCGGAGTGACCTCCATCGTCCAGGCGAAGGTGACCGACCGCCGTTCGTTCACGGCGCTTCCCGTCCGCTCGTGGTCGACGCGACCGACCGCGCCGCGGAAGGGACAGCTCGGCTACAACACGGCTACGGGTGTCTGGGAGTACTTCAACGGCACCTCGTGGGTAGACCTCGTGCCCGCGCACGACCTCAACGGCGCGCAGCACACCGGGACGCTCTCGATCGCGCGAGGCGGCACGGGCGCCACGACCGCCACCGCAGCCCTGAACGCGCTCGGGATATTCGTGCAGCCTACCGCGCCGACCAACGTCGCCGGGCGAGTCTGGATCAAGACAAGTGCCTGACGTCGGCTTTGGCGCCTACTCGAACGGGCAGGCATATACGGACGCGAGTCCGGTACGGACCGACGGGATCGGGCTCCCCACGGGCCGCGCAATGGCGAACGGGTCGACCGCGTGCCTGATCGTCGGGCTCTACGGCGTGATCGGCGGACGGAGCGGCGCCGTGAGCGTGCTCCTTCAGCTCGGGTCGGCACAGACCGGGTGGTTTGGGATGCCGGGAGGTGTAAACGGGACCGGCATGATCGGCACGTCTTACTGGCTCGTCAATGGTGGGTCGACGACGTTCTATATGCACTTCTCGGGGCAGGTCTACTTCGGACGCGGCTCGGGCGGTACGACGTGGGACTCGACGAACTGGAGTTGGTCCGGTGGCCTCACCGGCACCTACCGATACGTGCAGGCCCCGAGCGCCCCGCAGAGCGTCGCGATCTCGAACGTGCAGAGTACCTCGATGACCGTCGCTTGGGCGGCCCCGGCAGACACGACCGAGCTAGGCGTCTCGGGCTATGAGGTCCAGTACGCCACTGACGCCGCGTTTACGACCGGCGTGCAGACCAAGACCGTGTCAACGCTCTCGGCAACGCTGACCGGCCTAACGCCCGGCGTCCGCTACTACGTCCGTGTCTCGGCGAAAAACCCAGTCACCGACGCGGCCGGAACAGTCGGCCCGCGCTCAGGCGCCACGGAGGCGAAGACCCTCTCGGGCGCCTACGTCTCTGACGGCTCGACCTTCGGCACCGCCGAGGTCTACGTCGGCAACGGTTCGACTTGGCCGCTCGCCGAGGTCTACGTCGGCGACGGCACCTCTTGGAGCCCAGCGCTCTAGCCGCGCCCCAACTGCTACCCCAGCCCTCGCCCATCACGGGCGGGGGCTTCCCTATTGAAAGGAGCCAAGTCATTGGCAACCGTTGACTTCTACCGAGCCCAGTTCGAGGGTTACAACCCCTCGGGCGGCGGTTACGAAGAGTGGCATATGTGGTGCCAGGCATTCGTGACCCGGGCGGCGAAGTTCGCCGGGACGTTCGTCCGCGACTACCCGAGCGCGCGCGCCGCACGCCTCGCGTCCGGCTGGCTGAACCCCGACGCATCCAACATGCCTCTCGGGGCTATCGGCTATTGGCGCTGGGACCCGGACGACCACGTCGCGATCCACGTAGGCGGCGGTTGGTGGATGATGGGCTCGAAGCACGTCACGCAGCGCTTCGGCGGCGTGGCTGGCAACGCGGGCCTCGTCCATCACTCCCAATTCACGCACCTGCCCTTCCTCGGATGGTCCGCGACGAACGGCGGGAACGTCGTTCCGGTCGAGGCCCCAGCTCCGCCGCCGCTGAAGGCGAATCAGCGCATCGTCGGCCCTAAAGGCGTGAACGAGCGCAGCGCTCCCAACACGGCGTCGACCGTTACGCGGGAGTTTCAGCCCGGCGACGTCCTCGACTTCAAGGGCTACGTGGACAACGGGGAGGACGTTTGGGGCGACGGCGATACCGTGTGGCTCGTCGGCGCCTACGAAGGGCGATTCTTCCACCGCAGCCGGTTCACCTCCTCCTCGCTCGACGGGCTCCCGAGGCTCAACGTCACCGAGCCGACCCCGGACCCGGAGCCCGAGCCCGAGCGCCCGCCGGTCCTGCCGATCGTCGACGTCACGGCCGAGGACTTCGAGATCGCGAAGGCGTGGCTCAGCTTCGAGGAGGTCCCCGACCTCGACTCGACCCTCAACACTAACGAGGAGGCTCGCGCCTACTACGAGGGCAAGTACGGGGGCGACTACCGCCGCGAGGTCGTGGAATCACACGTCCATTGGTGGGGCGCCGTCGGCGAGCAGACGCACGACGGACTGGTCGACTACCTCCGCCGCACGGCTGACCTCGGCGCAAACCTCGTTACGAGCGAGGGCCGAGTGACGAAGATGATTCCGCTCGACCGGGTCGCCTACACGACCGGCGCGCGCTCGACGAAGGCATGGACTACCGAGAACGACCCGCAGCTCACCGAGGGCGGATACAAGACGCTCGGCTTCGTCCACTACGTCGTCGAGCTGAAGAACCCGCGGCTTCGGACCGAGGCGATCCTCCGGCACAACGAGGTTGTGAACCCGGAGACCGGAAAGGTGTTCGCGACGGCGTGCTCGACGATCGACACCGCCAAGGTGCGAGAGTACGCGGAAATGTTCCACGACGGCCGCCTCGACCCGGCGACCGGGCAGCCCCCGGCGACGTCGGACCCCGAGCCCGAGCCGCAGCCGGAACCGCAGCCCGAGCCCGAGCCCGAGCCGCAGCCGCAGCCGAGCACCCCGACGAACCCGCTCGCCGGGATCATCGCCGGGATCGTGACGCTCGCCGGTATCGCGGTCGCGTGGATCATCGCCGCGATCCAGGGGCTAGTCGGATGACCGCCGAAACCCCGCCCACGGCAACGCCCACGGAGGCGTCGCTCCTCGTCGCGTTTACACGCATGGAAACGAAAGTCGACGTCGTCCTCGGGCAGCACGGAACCAAGCTCGACGACCACGAGGCACGTCTCCGCAAGGTCGAAGACCTCACCTCTAAGGCGGTCGACGCCGACGACCACGAGAAGCGCATTCGCGAGGTCGAGGCCCGTAAGACGGTCTCGCCGGTCGGCTTGCTCTCGGCGGTAGCCGGTGGCGCCGGTCTCCTCCTCGTCGTGACGCAACTCCTCGACCGTTTCTTCCCCATCCCCCTCCCCTAGATAAGGAAACCCAGTTATGAACCGTGAGCCCATCATCATCCGCGGTGCGATTGTCGCCGCTGTGACCGCCCTCGTCCACGTCCTCGTCGTGTTCGGAGTGCTGGACATTGACCCGTCCGCCGAGGCCGCGATCGGTGGCCTGATCGACCTCGTCGGTACGGCCGTACTCGTCATTTGGTCGCGCGGTGCCGTGACCCCGACGGCTGACCCGAAGGACGCAGCGGGTAACCCGCTCGTCTCCGCGAAGTAGCAACACCGGCCCCGCTCTCCATACCCGGAGGGCGGGGCCATTCGTGCTTCCGGGCAATGCGGCAACGCTGGCCCCCTTCTCTCGCACACCCCCTAATTGAGAGGAGGGGCCGACTATGGCCCAACGCACAAGTCGCCCACTGAAGGCCGAGCAGCTCGTCGCCGACTCGACCGGCCGCCGTCTCGGGCGCGTGACGCTCGGACTCGGCAGAGACCGCTACCGCGTGACGTGGGACGACGGCGAGACGACCGTCGAGCGCCGCTCCGGGCTCCTCGTCCGGTACACGACCACGACGCCAACGCGGACCGCCAAGTGAGCCGCCAGCTCGTCGGCCTGATCGGCAGGAAGCGCTCCGGCAAGGACTCCTTCGCATCAGTCCTCGTCGAGGAGTTCGGCTTCCGCCGCGTCGCCTTCGCCGACCCGCTCAAGAGCGCAGCCCTCGACCTCGACCCGATCATCCGAGGGGGCGCCCGCCCGCGGCTCGCTGACGTCGTCGCGGCGAAAGGCTGGGAGTCCACGAAGGACAAGTACCCGGAGGCGCGCCGCACCCTGCAACGCCTCGGCGTAGCGATACGAAACATCGACCCGGACTTCTGGCTCCGGGCAGCGCTCGCGGAGATCGACAGGGACACACGCCCCGTCGTAGTGACCGACGTGCGCTTCCCGAACGAGGCCGAGAAGCTCGCCGCGATGGGGGCACACCTCATCCGCATCGAGCGGCCCTCGTCGAGTAGCTCCGTCGACCTGCACGTCTCGGAGACCGCCCTCGACGGCTACGTTGTGTCGCTCCACGTCGCGAACAACGGCACGCTCGACGACCTCCGCTCGGCCGCCAGAGCCGCCGCGCGCTCGTTCGGAACCTGAAAACCAAAGACCCGGCTTGTCCTCATTTATGAGGACAGGCTGGGTCTTTCCGCTTTCTTGGCGCGTGTTCTAGCGTGAGGCGTCAAACGTGAGCTAGCGTGTGGGGCATGGTTGATCGAAACGTATCCCTAGCGGACCTCCAGGCTACGGCCGCCAGCGCCCTCGCGGCGTACCACGAGGGCGGCGATGACGTCGACCGTACCGCCCTCCTCAAGCGAACCGCGGCGACGTTCGTATGGGCTCGGCGCCACTTCTTTACTCAGGAAGGAGAGCCGGACTGGACCGGCAGGACGAACGCTTATCGCCGCTGGGTGCGCGAGACAATGGCGCAAGCGCACATACCGTCGTCCGAGGCCCCGACGATCCAGGCGGCCGTCCGGTATCACTCCGGCGCGGCGCTCCGCGAGCAGCTCACAGCCGAGCAGATCGAGGAGCTAGGACTCCGCCCCGAGAGCCCGCGCGAGCGGTCCGTCGAGAAGCGAGAGCGCTACTCCGAGACCCTCTCGATCTTCGGCGCTGGCGGGCACGAGCTAGTGGACGCCGAGGAGATCGTGAACGCCGCTCGAATGATGGAGGCCGCCCTCCGTCGTGTCTCCATCCCGGCCGTCGGCGCCCTCCCCGCCGGGAAACGCCGCGAGGTCGGCGCCGCGGTGGAGCGTGTAAACGGCCTCGCGGAGGCGATCGTCGACGCCGCGAACGGCTCCCGAGTGAGAAAGTGACGGAAGTAACGTCACTCTGTATCCGGGTAGTAGGTTCTCTAACTCTTCAAGCCGAATGGAGAGTGACGTAACTTCCGTCACTACGTCACTACCTCGCCGCCCGTGAGCACCGGCACCGGCCCGGCCCCCTTCTTCTACGTCCTATCCCCGACGTAGAAGGAGGCCCGTCCACCGTGACGACCCCGAAACTAAGCACGATCAAGCGCGGCGGCTCGCGCTTCTATATCAACCCTGACGACGGCTCAATGAAGGTCCCCGGAGTGACCTCCGTCGTCGGGATGCTCCCGAAGGAGTTCCTCCGCTATTGGGCCGCGAAAGAGGTCGCGACGACCGCGGTCGAGGAGTTGGGGACGATCGTCTCGATGACGCTTCGCGACCCGAGCGCCGCGATCGACCACCTGAAGAAGTCGCCCGACCGCAACACCCGCAAGGCCGCCGACACTGGCACCGCCGCCCACGACCTCTTCGAGCGCATGGCGCGCGGCGAGACGATGGGCCGCGTCCACCCGGACCTCGACCCGTTCGTCCGGCACTTCGCCGAGTTCCTCGACGTCGTGCAGCCTGAGTATCACTTCATGGAGGAGACCGTATGGTCTGACTCCCGCGGCCCCGGGCTCGCATACGCCGGGTCGTTCGATGCTTTCGCGACGATCCAAGGTGAGCGCGTATGGATCGACAACAAGACGACCCGGTCCGGCATTCACGAGGAGGTCGGAATCCAGCTCGCGGCGTACCGTTACGCCGACTCGATCATCCGCCAGGACGGCGGGCGTGTGCCTATGCCCGAGTCCGACGGCGCCGCCGTGCTCCACGTCCGCCCCGAGGGTTGGAAGCTCGTTCCAGTACGCGCCGACGAAGCGATGTTCGAGGTATTCCTCCACCTCCGCGAGGTCTTCAACTACGAGAAGGAGACCCGCTCGTCGGTCGTCGGAACGCCAGCGTTCTACGGTCCGGCCGACGCGGTCGCGAGTGGCCCGAAGCGACGCGCACCGCGCGCACGCCCGGCGACGGGTGCCGCATGAGCGAGGAAACCATGCCCGGCGTCCTGCAACGCCCGCCACTGCCCGGCCAGACCCTTATGGTCGTGCCAGGCATCGACGCGGGCTACGTGCCCGCTGACCAGTACCGCGAGACGGTCGACGTCGCGGAGGCAACCGTGACGACCTCCCGCGTCGCGGGGAAGGTGGGCGTCCACAAGCTCGTGATCGACCTCGACCTTCCGGCGCAGCTAATCCCGTCGAGCACCCCCGGGCACTTCCACCTGTACGTTGACCACGAAATCGACGAGTCCGCTTACTTCGCGCTTCTCGCCGCGCTGGAGGCCGCCGGGCTTATCGAGCCCGGTTACCTCGGCGCGTCCGAGGCTCGCGGGTTCTCTGCCGTCAGGCTCCCGTGGGTCAAGAAGGGCCCGGCGGCGGTCTCGTCCAGCGCACGGCGCGCGGGGGTGTCACTCTGAGGCTCTACGTCGCCGGTCCAATGACCGGATACCCGCGATGGAACTTCGACGCATTTGCCGACGCCACCGCGCAGCTCCGCGCCCGGGGGTACGAGGTGATCTCCCCGGCCGAGCGTGACCTGGCCGAGGCGTTCGACCCGGACGCGCCCGTGACTGAGTTCTCCGACGCCGACTACGCCGCGGCCATGCGTCGCGACGTCGAGGCCGTGCTGACGGTCGACGGTATCGCGCTCTTGCCCGGCTGGGAGCAGTCCCGAGGCGCCCAGATCGAGGCGACCCTCGGCCGCGCGCTCGGCCTGAGCGTCGCACCCGTTGCCGACTTCCTCGCCTCGGCGGGGCTACACACTGGAAAGGTGGCCGCATGATCCACGGAGACCGTGACGATCTCCTCTGGCTCGCTGGCCTCTTGGAGGGCGAAGGCAGCTTCGACGCCCACCGAGGTAAGTACCCACGAATCCGTCTCGCCATGACCGACCGCGACGTGGTCGGACGTGCGGCGTCCCTCATGGACTCGAAAATCCGTCTCTCGCTCCACCCGGCACCCGCGAAGCCGACGTGGCACACGGAGCTGTCCGGCGCTCGGGCGGCGGCCGTAATGTCGCTGATCCTCCCACACATGGGATCGAGACGGTCGGGCAAGATCGCCGAGGTCCTCTCGGTGGCGCACTTCCGGTCGCCCGCGGAGCTGACCTCGTCGAGCCCCGGCCCCGCGGTATCCCGACCGGCGGGCATCCCGAAGCCGGAAACGGCGGCGTGAACCGAGCGCAGCGCCGGGCAGTGCTCCGGCAAGGCCGGAAGGCCGATCCGGTCCTCCGCGCCCGCGCTCTGCTTGAGCAGGGCCGCCGGGACATTGCCCGCGCGGTAGTCGAGTCGGCCCGCCAAGCACCAGCGCCACCGCCTAAGGCGTGACCCCACGAAGCCCCCTCTCCCGTCTTGGGCGAGGGGGTTTCGTCATTTGAGCACCGCGCAGCACCCGGCCCCCTTCTCGGGAAACAACCCCGAGAGGACCGATCGAGTGATGTACCAAGGCGGCAAGGCCCGCATAGCCGCACCAATCGCCAACCTTCTGACGTCGCTCGCTCCCGGGCGATCGACCTACGTCGAGCCGTTCGTCGGGTCGGCCGCAGTGTTTCACCGCGTAGCCCCGCACTTCGAGCGCGCGATCGGCGCCGACGTCGTCGAGGACCTCGTCCACTTGTGGACCGAGTCGGTCGCCGGATGGGTCGCGCCCGAACACCTCACCGAGGAGGAGTACGACGCGCTACGTGACGCCCCACCGTCGGCGCTCCGCGCGTTCGCCGGGTTCCCGTGCTCGTTCGGCGGGAAGTGGTTCGGTGGGTTCGCCCGCGACCCGCAGAGCGACCGCAACTTCGCGCGCACCGCTTCGCGCTCGATCGCGAAGCGTGCCGCAGCGATGCCGCGCGCTGAGTTCGTGCACGCCGACTACCGCGACCTCGGACACCTCGCCCACGCTGGCAGCGTCGTCTACGCCGACCCTCCCTATGCCGGGACACTCGCCTACGCGGGTGCCGGGGCGTTCGACTCGGTCGAGTTCTGGGACGCGATGCGCGAGTGGACCGACCGCGGCGCCCTCGTGCTCGTCTCCGAGTACGCCGCCCCGTCCGACTGGGACGAGGTGTGGGCGCAAGAGCGACACGTCTCGACCGCTCGGGACAACCGGGGGAAGCGCGCCGTCGACCGGCTCTTCGCAATGCCGCCGACGGCGGATATCCTCCGCGCCGCCGGGTGAGCACCAACAATTCACCGGCCCCCTTCTCCGTTGTCCCGCATTCGGGACGGTCCAACTACAAGAAGGGAGGCGCCGCTTGGCGCTTCGCATTTTCGGAAATGACCCCAGCACCGAGCAGAAGCCGCGCCAGCGGTTCGCGGACGACATTGTCGGCCGGTTCCGTTCCGGCTACCAGCTCAACGGCCGCCCCGCCGCCCTGACGGATTGGCGCGTGACGACCGGAGACCCCGAAGTCGCCGCCGCGATCTTCGACCTCCTCGGAGGTGACGCCCCCCAGGAATGGGAGGCCAAGGGCGAGGACAACCTCGAAGTGTTCTCGGCATCGCCGAGCGTCGAGATCATCCTCGAAGGCACCAAGGCAATCCGCCAGCAGATGATCCTCTGGGGCCGCAACGGTAAGCCGATTCAGGCCGGAGACGGCGAGACGCTCACCTACCCGGACGATCAGAAGGGCCAGCCCGACCCCGACGCCCAGCTCACTTTCGCGGAGCGCAAGCAGAAGGCCAGGGACGGCATCGGCGCGGAGCCACAGATCGAGATCTACTTCCGCCTCGCAGACAACCCCGATCTCGGAATCTTCAAGTTCCAGACCGGCTCGTGGAGCATGGCGAGCGACCTCGCCTATGCGGACGTGGAGGGCGACCTCGCGGACTACGCTTCCGACTCCGAGACCGGCCGCGTCGCGGCGACGCTCTCGCTCGAAGAGGTGTCGTTCACCGCGAAGAACGGCCCGCGCGCCGGTCAGGTCGTGCAGTACACCAAGCCCGTGCTCAAGATCAAGGGCGCGGCGTAGCCGACACTCGCACCCCGAAGGCCCCCGTCTGAGATCGCAGCCCCCGAGCTGTGCTAGGCGGGGGCCTTCCCCGTACCCAAGGAGTCCACTACATGAGCCCCACGACCCGCGGCGCACGCCGCACGGCACCGCTTCCCCGCCCCAAGATCGAGCCGCGCATCGGGCGCCTCAAGATCGCTGACCGTTGCGACGCTTGCGGCGCTCGCGCCTACGTCGCGGCCGAGATCGTCGGCGTCGACCTCCTCTTCTGTGCTCACCACTTCCAGCGCTGGGAGGCGGCAATCCGCGAGGTCGCGGCAGAGCTACTCGACGAACGGTGGCAGCTCGAACAGGAAGAGCGCCTACGGAAGGAGTTCTACGTTGGCTGACCAACCGGACGACACCGCCGCCCAGACGGCCCGCGAGGTTGCGCGCGCCGTCGACGAGGATGCAGTTTGAGCGCCAACAAAGCGAAGGGCACCGCATGGGAGACCGCGCTCGTGAAGGCTCTCGCCGCGTTCTTCGACGGCCGCTTCGGGCTCGCCCCGCGCCGCGTCGCTCAAGAGGGCTTCGCTGACACTGGGGACCTTCACGGCCTCTCCCCGTTCATCGCCCAGGCGAAGAACTGGCGTTCGTGGGAGGACGCGATCCGCGAGGGCCTCGACGGCGCGGAGGTGCAGAAGGTCCGGGCAGGCGAGCCCTACGGCGTTGCGTTCGTCAAGCGAGCCCGTCGCCCGGTTGGTGCCGGGTACGCCGTGCTGACGATCGCGACCTTCGCCCGGCTACTGGTACGACTCCGCCGGGCCGAGAGTTTGCTCCTCGCACATGCGCCGCGCGCCGTCGTCGACGCGCACATGGAGGAGACAGAAGCAGACGCGGGGACCCCCGTCTAGGCGAAGTCTCCCGGGGTCCATTGTGCGTATGACCCGTCATTGAAAACGGCGACATATTGCCCCGGTGACCCGAGCACCGGCAGGAGGACATACGAGTCGGTGTCGATAGGCGCCGTCTCTGACGCCTGAGTGATTCTTGCCAAGGTCCCCTTCTTTTCTAACTACGGAGCGCCGATCGCTTACCCACGATCGACGCTCACTCGCACACACGGACGTATCCCGATCCGGCGCGGCGTAATTCAAGCACACCACGAGGCAAGACCCGAAAACGCCTCACGCGAGGCCCCAGTTGTGGGCACGCCCGACCACTACGGCCCCCTCCCTCATCACGAAAAACGATGCAGGGAGGGGGCCGATTCTTTGCCAGCTCCCTCGAAAGGATGACCAACCCTTGAATCTTGCTGATCTCCTCGCCCGATTCGACGACGTCGAGGAAGCGCCGGACGGCTACCTCGTCCACTGTCCGGCGCACGACGACTCGCAACAGAGCCTTCGTCTGACGGTCTCGGACCGCGGAAAGGTCCTCGCCAAGTGCCGAGCAGGCTGTGAGACCGCCGACGTGCTCGCCGCGCTCGGGCTCTCCATGCGCGACCTCGCGACGATGACCGCGGGGGACGTCGACCTCGGGCGTCTCGCGACCTCTACCGACGCCCCGGCGTCCCCCGCCGAGGTTGCCGCGCTGGCCGTGAAGCTCGACCGCTACGCGAAGGACCTCGGCAAGCGAACGGCAAACGCGAAGGCCGTTCTCGCCTACGCCGCCGAGCGCTTCGGCGTGACGGCGGACGACGCGCGGCGTCTGGGGCTCGGCCTCGCCGACGATCTCGGCGACCCGCGCTTCGGTCCGCAGCTCCGCCTAGTCGTCCCGTTCCGCGACCGCGACGGCGTCGCCCGCGGCTTCCAGGCGCGCGCGCTCGACCCCGAGGCCGGTCTCCGCTGGCTCGGGCCGAAGTCGCCGGAGGGCGCCTCGTGGTCGAAGATCGGCTACTTCACCGGCTCAGGCGGGTACGACGGGCAAGTCCTCGTCACGGAGGGGCCGGGCGACGCCCTGACCGCCGCCGCATCCCTCGGGTTCGACACGGTCGGAATCCGCGGAGCGGGCCTCGCCTCGAACGAGCACGTACTCGACGAGGTCGCGCGCATGATCGGCGACCGCGAGGCCGTGATCGCTGGCGACGGCGACCCCGCCGGTCGGCGGTTCTCGACGCAGCTCGCCGAGGGCCTCGTCGCGCGCGAGGTCGCGGTCCGTATCCTCGACGTCCCCGACGGTCTCGACTTGTCCGACTGGCGCGCGGGCAACCCCGCCCGGTTCGACGTCGAGGCGCACGTCGCAATCGCGAAGGCCGCGCCGGTCAAGTCCCGCACCGCGGCCCTCCTCGCGTGGGACGAGGAGCGCTACTCGCTGACCGATCTCGGCGGGGCGCGCTACCTCCGCGACTACGTCGAGAGTCTCGGCTCGGGCGTTCGCTACTCCGAGGAGACCGGCTTCTACCTCCTCGAAGAGGGCGTGTGGCGCCGAGACGAGCGCCAGGCGATCCGAACCCACGCCCAGAACGTCGCCGACCTCGTCCGCAAGCTCGCGCGGGAAGCCTCGATCGAGGCCGTCCGCGACGGCGCCTCTGACTCAGACAAGAAGCGCGCGAGCCGCCTCAATCGCTACGCCGCACACGTCCAGACGTCGAAGGGCATCGACTACATGATCCGCGAGCTTCAGGCCGTCCGCGGCGTGCCCGCAGCGCTCGACGACTTCGACCGGCACCCCGACCTCGTCGCCTGTCGTAATGGCGTCGTGAACCTACGGACCGGAGTCCTCCAGCCGCACGACCCGACGCTTCTCCTCACTCGGCGCATCGACCTCGACTACAACCCCGACGCGCGAGCGCCGCGGTGGGAGTCGTTCCTCGGCGAGGTGTTCCCGAATCACCCGGCCATTCCCGACTACCTCCGCCGGGTCGTCGGCTACGGGATCACCGGGCACACGACCGAGCAGTGCTTCGTTGTCCACTGGGGCCGCGGGGCTAATGGGAAGTCAGTTTTCACGGACACGACCACCGAGGTATTCCGCGAGCTGACCGTAACGACGCCGTTCTCGACCTTCGAGGATCGCCCCTCCGGCGGCATCCCGAACGACCTCGCAGCGCTCAAGGGCGCCCGCTTGGTCATGGCATCCGAGGGCGAGCAGGGTAGGCAAATGGCGGAGGCCGTGCTCAAGCGCGTTACCGGCCGCGACCTGATCTCGGCGCGGTTCATGCGCAAGGAGTTCTTCGAGTTCCGCCCGACGTTCCTCCTCATGCTGGCGACGAACGCGAAGCCCAACTTCAAAGGGCAGGACGAGGGGCTCTGGCGCCGGGTGAAGCTCATTCCGTGGGAGCGATTCTTCAAGCCGGAGGAGCGCGACCCGCAGCTCGGCGAGAAGCTCCTCGCGGAGGCCGAGGGAATCTTCGCGTGGGCCGTGCGCGGCGCCGTGGAGTGGTACGCCGACGGGCTCGGAGACCCGGACGTCATCCGCACCTCAACCCGCGAGTACCGCGAGACCTCGAACGTGCTCGACGGCTTCCTCCCCGGCGTGTTCGTACTCGACGACTCCGGTAAGAGCGTGCAGGGCGAGCAGCTCTTCCACGCCTTCCAAGAGTGGGCGGACGAGGGCAACTACCTCGACCTCAAGCGCTGGAGCCGCCGGGCGTTCTTCGGAGCGCTGGAGGAGCGCGGCCTCGTCAAGCGGCGCGGGACGGGCGGTAAAACCGTGTTCGACGGCATCCGACGAGCGCGCCAGACCGACGCGGTCCCGGATCACACTGCACCGGAACGGGCAGAGGAGGGCGCCCCGGCCCCCTACTCATCTGAGCCCCCGACCCCGTCGGTATCCACTCTGCACGGCGCCGACCTCGACGCGATCCTGTAGCCCGATACATGAAGGCCCCGTCTCCCCCGTTCGCGGCGAGGAGGCGGGGCCTTCGCGCACGCCGGGCCGTTTACACGCCCTCAACTCAAAGGAGCACCGCGACTTGCTCACCCTTAGCCACACGATCGACGGCGACGACTGTCGAATCTTCTTCCCGGAGCGCCGGACCGACCTCGCCGGGTTCGAGGACTTCCTCGCCCAGGGCGACAAGGTCCTCGGCCTCGACACGGAAACGACCGGCCTCGACATTTACTCTCGTGGCTTCAAGACGCGCCTAGTCCAGATCGGCAACGCCCGCGAGGCGTGGGTCCTCCAGAGGGATCTATTCCAAGACGCAATCGTGCGCGCGTTGCGGCAGCCTCGATCGTTCACGATCCACAACGCCCCCTTCGATCTCCAAGTGATCGACCGCACGCTCGGCGTCAAGATCGAGGAGTTGGCCGACCGGGTCTTCGATACCCGTATCTTCGCGCACCTCCTCGACCCGCGGCAGCCGCACGAGGGCGGCGCAGGTCTCTCGCTGAAGCCGCTCTCCGCGATCTACGTCGACGACTCCGCGCCCGACACTCAGGACGGCCTCAACAAGCGCTTCCGGGAGCTTGGCTTCACCAAGGAAACCGGATGGGCCGGAATCCCGATCGACGACGAGCTGTATATCCGTTACGCCGGGCTCGACGTCATCCTCGGGACCCGCCTCTTCTACGAGCTGGGGCCGCTCGTGAAGGACCTCGGACTCTCCCACCTCTCGAAGTTCGAGCACCACCTCGCGACCCTCCTCTCGCTCATGCAGCGCAAGGGGATGCTTCTCGACCTCGACTACATCGAGACACTCCGCCCGCGCCTCTCCGCCGAGGCGGCCCAGTTCCGCACCGTCGCCAAGCGCTACGGCGTCGAGAACGTCAACTCGACCGCACAGGTCGCGGCGTCGCTCGAAGGGATGGGCGAGACGTTGACCGAGCGCACCGACTCCGGGGCGTTGAAGGTCGACAAGGGCGTGCTCTTGCCGCTGGCCGACTTGGACATGCAATGGGCGCGGATCGAGGCGCGAGACCCGAACCCGCTCGCCGACGCGGTACTCCGCGCCAAGCGTGCCGAGAAGTGGCAGACGGCCTACGTCGATGCCTTCGTGAACCTCCGCGACGAGAGCGACCGGCTACACCCCTCGATCGGCGGGCTCGCAGCTCGCACCGCCCGCATGAGCGTGTCCCGGCCGCCGCTCCAGCAGCTCCCCTCAAAGGACTGGACGATCCGCCGTGCCGTGATCTCCGACCCGGGGCACGTCATGGTTTCGTCCGACTACGACCAAATCGAGCTTCGCGTCCTAGCGGCCCTCGCCGACGTGAAGGCCATGAAGAAGGCGATTGAGGACGGCGTCGACCTACACGGCTACACCGCCCAGCTCGTCTACGGCGAGACGTTCTCGAAGTTCCAGCGTGGCCTAATGAAGGGCGTCGGCTTCGGCAAGGTCTACGGCGGCGGGAAGGCAACACTCGCCCGCCAGACCGGCGCACCGATCGACGCCGTCGCCCACGCAATCGCCGAATACGACCGCGTCTATCCCGAGATCAAGCGCTACAGCGCGAGACTCCAGCGCCGCGCGGAGTACGGCAAGAAGGAAGTCATCACGGTTTCGGGCCGCCACCTCCCGCTCGACCGCGACCGGCTCTACTCCGCGACCAACTACGTCGTGCAGTCAACGGCCCGCGACGTGCTCGCCCAGGCGATCGTCGACCTCTTCGACGCCGGGCTCGGCGACTATCTCCTCTTGCCGATCCACGACGAGATTCTCGCCCAGGCACCCCGAGAGGACGCCGACGACGTCGCTCGCGAGCTGGGGCGGATCATGTCCGGCGACTTCTACGGCGTGCCCCTCACGTCGACCGGAGAGGTAACCGGGCGGTCGTGGGGCTCCGCCTACGGCATCCCGCCAGAGCTTGACGCCAAGTAACCCACGAAAGGACCAACCCATGACGAACACTCTCGAACTGGCCCGCGCCGTGGCCCGCGAAGCCCTGGCCCTCGCCGCAGCGGTAGCCGCCGCCGAGGACGCTCAATGGTCGGCCTCGCACACCCCGCAGCCACGCGAGGACACGACCGAGCGCTCGCGCGGCGGGCACTCGGACCCGACGCTCAACATCGTTACGGACGACCGGCGTCTCGCCTTGCGCGACGCTGTGACGAAGTCGGAAACCAACCTAGAGCGCGCTGGCCGCGTGCTCCGCGCTTCCCGTGCGGCTGTAGAGCATTCGCTGGACGCATGGAACGGCGCCGCGCCCTGATCCGGCAGGGAACCCCCACGACACGCCGCTCAATTTTGCGTGAGGCGCCTCGCGTGCCTAACGTACCCCAGATCAACACAAGAACGCCCGCGCAATGAGCCCGGCTCATAACGTGAGGCGCCTCACGAAAGGAAACGCCATGACCGCATTCGAGAATGTACTCGCCGAGGTGTTCGAGCAGGGCGCCGAGACGCGCATGACCGTCGAAGAGGAGCGTTTGGCGCTCGCGAAGGCACAGCTTGGCGACCAGGACGCGACGATCGCGCTCGTGTACGCCTACGCCCCCGCTCTGCGAAACGCCGCCAGCTCGTACCGCTCGGCGGGCGGCGCATGGGGCGGCGACTCCGAGGACCTTCGGACCGCAGCGATCGAGGGGCTATTGGAGGCGATCCACGCCTTCGACCCGACCTCGCATGATCGGCTGGCCGCGATCATCGCCGGATACCTCGCCGACGCCGTCTCGACGAGCATCGTCGGCCCGATCGCGTTTTCTATCCCGAGCCGGACGCTGAAGCGGTTCTACGGCATTCTCCGGGCGGCGGGCGGGAACGTCTACGAGGCGGCAGCCCTCGCCCCGGCCTACGAAATGAAAACCGAGACCTTCCTCGCGGTCTTCTACGCCGTGCGCAATGTCGACTCGCTCGACGTCGACCACGGCACCGACGAGAGCGAGCGGTGGAACCGCGCGGACGTACGCCCCTTGTGGGACGGCAAGGAGGCCGACGTCGAGGACGCGATCCTCGTCGAGGCAGCGTTTCAGGCCGTCGACTCTCTGGAGGCCGACGTCGTCCGCCTCGCCTATGGATTCTCGGACTTCGACCCGGTCCCGGACGCCGAGATCGCCCACCGCCTCGGATTCTCCCGCCAGAAGGTGCAGCGCACGCGGACCGGCGCACTGGAGAAAATGCGTGCAGCTCTAGCGGTCTAAGCGTGAGGCGGCTCGCGTGAGGGCGGCCCCCGAGTCCTCCCACGGGGGGCCTTCCAACTGTCGACTTGCGCGAGTCGCCTCACGTGGGTATGCTGTTTACACGCCCCCAGAAAGGAGCCCACAATGACCGGCACCACGTACAACACCCGCGAGGAGTGGCTCGTCGCCGCCGTCGACCGCCTCGCTGTTCTCTTCGCCGAGGTCGGCGAGACCATCCCCCAGGTCCGCGTCTCGGTCGGCTGGCCCGGCGGGCGCGGCCGTAAGAACGCCGTGATCGGTCAGTGCTGGTCGTCGAAGGCCGCAGCCGACGGCGTCTCTCAGCTCTTTATCTCCCCCGTCCTCGACGACGCGGTCCGCGTGCTCGACGTTCTCGCGCACGAGCTGGTTCACGCCGTCGACGACTGCGAGAGCGGCCACAAGGGACGCTTCGCCAAGATCGCGAAGGCGATCGGCCTCACCGGCAAGATGACCGCCACGGTCGCCGGGGACGAGCTGAAGGCCCGCCTCGAAGCGCTCGTCGCCGAAATCGGCCCCTACCCCCACGCGCGCCTCGGGTCGGCTGACGGCGCCGACGGCCCGAAGAAGCAGGGTACGCGGATGCTCAAGGTCGAGTGCGCCGAGGGCTCCGGCTATATCGCCCGCCTCACCCGTACCTGGCTCGACAGCTACGGCGCCCCGCTCTGCCCCTGCCACCAAATCGTAATGATCGAAGCGTGAAGCGCCCCACGAAAGGACCCCACACGATGACCACTCAGCCCCACACCCCGAAGCGCCGCGACCGCATCCGGCCGGACTCAATGCCCGTACTCCTCCTCGGCATCCTCTCCGCGGTCGTCGTGTTCGTCTCGTCCATGATGCTCACCTTCTCCGGCCTCACGGCCGCGGCCGAGTGGGCTAGCGTCCCCGAGTGGCTCCGCTCGGCGGTCCCGATCACCTTCGACGGCGCGATCCTCGTCTACACGCTCGCGCTGTTCGTGTTCCGTGCCCGTCGCCAGACCGGCCCCTACAGGTTCGCTTGGGTCTCCCTGATCCTCTGGACCGCCCTCTCGGTCGGTGCGAACGCGCTCCACGCATGGGGCGGACTGACCCCTGACCAGGAGCACCTAGTCGGGGCCGTTATCGCTGGCCTCGCGCCGATCGCCGCCCTCCTCGCGATGCACACCCTCGCCGAGCTGATCGTCGAGGACCACGCGCCCGCCGCCGAGGTCCCGGCCCCCACACCGGCCGCGGCACCGCAGCGCGCGCGCCGCGCGGCCTCGACCCGCTCGCGCCGGACCGCCGCCGTCGACGCCCACGTCCGGCGGCTCGCCACGGAGGCTAAGACGGTCCGCGAGATCGCGGCCGAGACCGGCGTCTCGAAGTCCACGGTCTCGCGCATTCTCGGCGAGCCGACCCCCCAGCACTAAGCCACGCGAACGAAAGGCCCTCGGATCACTCCGGGGGCCTTCTCGCATTTATTGAGCAGCAGCACGACCCCGGCCCCCTTCTCTGACAAATACCCCATGAGAGGAGCCCCACCGTGGAGCACTACACCGCCGTAATCGAAGTCACCAAGACGTCAACCGCTCCGGCGAGCCCGGTGCAGTACCAGCAACGGAACGAGCAAAAGGCCCCGACGCGCGAGGTCCAAGACGTCGCCCGAATCGTCGTGCGCGCGCCGGAGCTGGCAACGCTCCAGACGAAGGTCGCGGCGCACGTCGCCCTGATCGAGGGCTAGCCCGGTGGCGCTCGTCTATCGGATCGAGCACCGCGTCGAGCGCTCCGGTCCCTACGGTGGCCCGGAGTCGTTCGGCCGTCTCGACGAAATGCAGTACGCGCACTCTGACCGCAGCCACCCGAACCCCTACCACGACGGCGGCTTCCCGCTCCGCGGCGACGAGATTCGCAGATACCACCTCTTCGCCTTCGACTCGGTCGAGGCGTTGCGCACATGGTTTCTCGGCTTCCTCGACCTCCTCGAAGATTGCGACTACGTGCTCGCGACCTACGCGGTCGACGACGCGCACATCATCCGGGGACGCCGCCAGCTCGTCTACGACGGCCGAGAAGCGACCCTCGTAAGCCACAACCGCCCGACGGCACTCGCGAGCCCTCAGCTCCGCGCAGTGATCTAACAACCCATCGAAGGCCCTCGGCATCCCGCCGGGGGCTTTCGCCCTTGCGTGAGGCGCCCTTCTCGTCTTACGCTCTTCGCGTGCCCGCTTCGGGCGATGAAAGGACACAACGCCATGACCGAGCCCACACCTACCGCCGCGCCCGCGCCTCAGACTGTTTACGTCCAGGTGCCGACGCAACCGGCGCTCGCCCAGAAGGAGGTCGGGATCGCCTATATCTTCCTGATCCTCCTTGGCGTGTTCGGCGCACACCAGTTCTACCTCGGCAAGGTCGGCCGCGGCGTCCTGTACCTCCTCACGCTCGGCGTGCTCGGGATCGGCGTACTGATCGACCTCTTCACGCTCCCCAGCCAGACACGCGCCGTCAACGCGCGCCGCGCCGTCGGCATTAGCTGATCCAGCCCCCCAAAACGCAGAGGCCCCCGGAACCCGACCGGGGGCCTTTGCTTTTCTCGTGTTGCGTGAGGCGCCTTACGTTGCTATGCTGTTTACACGCACTCAAACAGAAAGGAGAACGCATGACCCCCGAGGAGCTTCGGAACGTGCGCTTCACTTGGCACGCCGCGGAGGTCATGGCCGACCGCAACGTAACCCAGGCGCAGGTCGCCGACGTGCTCATGCACCCGGAGATCGTCGAGCCTCACCGTGGCAAGCGCCGCTTCATCAAGGGCGAGCTTGTTGTGGTCCTGGCGGACGATGACCGCCGTCGCGGGTTCTACGCGATCGTGACGGTCCTCTGGCGGCGGCCGGAGGCTTGGACCTCCGCCGACATGCGCCAGCGGTAG